GTCGCATCCCGGCCGTGCAGCCGGAACGGCGTGCCGACCCAGGCGCGCGCGTGCGGCGTCACGAGGTCGGCTTCGGGGTTGCGTACCACAGCAGCTCATCCCGGCCCGGCATGTGCAGACCATAGCCCCGAAAGTTCACAACGTTGTCGAATTTATCCTTGCAGGTTGAGATCTGCTTGTTGCAGCCGACGTCGAGGCTGAACGTGTCGCCGACGGTCATGCCCAGCGGTGGCGCGACCATCAGCTCGATCCGCCCGACGGTGTAGGCGCGGATGTCGCTGGTCAGCCCGGCGCCGTTGCCGCTGGTCCAGGTGACGAGGCCGTTCTCCCAAAAGCCGTCGGACTCGCTCAGCCCGACCGTGAACACCCGGTCGCTGACCACGGACGCCACGGCTCCCGTCCGGTGCCAGCCGCTGATGTCCTTCTTGCAGCGCTCGTCGCCGAGATCGGCCAGGCACTCGGTCGAGTACAATTCCACGATCTCGTTGGTCAGCCGCTTGGCCAGCCCCTCGACCTCGGCCACGTAGTCGTTGTCGCGCACCGTCAGCCGGCCGATCCAGCCGCGCATCAGCTTCAGCGGGCCCTGGCTGCTGTCAGCCCAGTTGACCCGGAACACGAACACCTCGGCGCCCTTGAACCGGCCCGAGGCCAGATCGGCGGCGGTGATCGCGTCGCTGGTCAAAAGCGCGGTGATCTCCAGATTGCCGACCCGGTTGCCGGCCTGGCTATCGATCGCGCTGCGGCTGATGCCGGTGGCGGCGGCGTAGGTCACGCCGTCGATGATCAGGTCAGCGTCGTGGTCGGTGAAGCCCATCACCACGCCGTCCTGGCGCGCGACGCGCCAGCAGGTGGCCAGGGTGAGCTGCGTCCCGGCAAGGTGCGTCGCGAGCCCGGCGCTGACCGTCTTGGTCACCTGGGCGGGGTCGTCAGGCTGGTGGTGATCGTCCGGGTGGCGCGCACCCGGCCGTAGACCGACACCGCCCCGGTCAGGACCAGGATCACCGCGTCGGCCGGCAGGTTGATGCCGGCGGCGCTGAGCCCGGCGACGATCACCGTGGCCAGCCCGCCGAGCACGCCGGTGCTTTGCCACCACGGCTTGGGCGGGGCCGTGGCCAGCGGCGGCGGGTCGAGGTCGACCTTGAGGTTCTGGTAGTCGGGGTTGAACACGGCGGCGGTCTCCTTGTGGCTAGCGGAGAGCTATCAGCTACCAGGGAGCTAGCTGGTATCCCGAACCTGCACGATGTCGACGTCGGCGAAATGGCCCTCGAAATACTGGGTCGTGACCTGCATCGCGTCCTCGGCGAAGCGGACGCGGTATTGGGTCGAGGTCACCGGGTCGGTGAGCAAAAAGCTGTCCCAGGCGCCCCGGCGCGCTTCGATGAACGCCACCAGGGTGACGCGCTCGGCCTCGGTCATGTTGGACAGCGGCAGCCGCCAGCGGCGCAGCGGCGTGCTCCATTGCGCGTTGCGCTGCTCGTGCCCGCCGGTCGTGGTGACGATCTGCGTCGAGTAGGCCGGCGCCACGCTGAGCCCGAAGGCGATCAAGGACATGGGAAACGTGGCGTCGCTCATGCGCCGTGCCTCCGCGCCATGTCGACCGCGCGCCGCGTGTGCGCCGCCAGCTGCGCCGGGGTGTAGCCGGCGGCGTAGCGCTGCTGATCGGCGGCCATGCCCGGCGCCGCCTGGAACTGCAGGGTCACCGCCACCGGTCCGCCCGTGTCGTCCATGCCGGATGGCTTGCCGCGCGTCCGCTGCGCCCGCAGCTCGCGCACCACGTCGTGCGACAGGACACGCTCGCCGGCGTGCAGGATCGCCGGCACCTCGTCCGCCGCCAGGTGCCCGCCCGCGAACCGCGGCGCCCCGGCCCACAGCGCCGCCGGCAGCCCGCCGCGCATCGCCCCGCCCGCCGGCACGCTGCCGCCGGTGCGGTAGGGACGCGCGGCGCCGCCGGGGCCGCCGATGGTGACCGGGGTGCCCGCCGCGGTGGAATTGGCGGTGGCGGTGGCGGGCGCGCCGCCGAAATAGCCGGCCGCGGCGCTGATGCCGGTGCCGACCAGCCCGGAGAGGAAATTGGCCAGAGGCTCGGTGACCAGCTTGCGGGTCATCATCTGCACCAGCTGGTTCTCGATGTCGGACAGCACGTCCTTGACGTCCTCGCCTTCCAGCGCCGCCCGGGTGAAGCCGTCGGCGAGCGCGTCGCCCCAGCCCTCGGCGATGTCCTCGAGCCGCTTTTGCTGCTCCTCCTGCCGTTCCAGCTCCTCGCGCTGGCGCTCGCGGTCGGCCAGGGCACCCTGCAGCTCGGCGCGCTCGCCGGGCAGCAGCTCGCGCCCCATGCGCTCCTCCATGGCGAGGATGTCGCCCATGACGGCGCGGTAGGCCTCGCGCTCCTTGGGCATCATGCGGACGCTGGCCAGCTGCATCTGCAGCTCCTTGGTCTCGCCGCGGGCGTCCTTGATGCCTTCCTTGAGGTCGCGCGCCTGCTCGGCCCGCTCGAGCGCTTCCGCCAGCTTGCCGACCGCCACGGCTTCGGCCTCGGCCTTGTCCGGCGCCACGTCGGCATCAATCAGCTTCTGCTTGGTCTCGAGATAGGCCAGCTCGCGCGCCCGCGCCTCGGACGTCGCATCGACCAGCTCAACCTCGCGCTGCGCCGCGCCGAGATCGACCCGCAGGCCGCGGCGCTCCTCGCCGCTCGCCTTGAGCGCGTTGATCTGCTCCAGCTTGCTCGCCTGATCGGCCAGCGCCGCCGCCTCGGCCTCGGCCTGCGCGGCACCGATCCCGCCCGCGGTCAGCTCCTGCTTGGTCTGCAGCAGCACCAGCTCGCGGGCGCGGGCGCCGGACGTCGCGTCGACCAGCGCCAGCTCGCGCTCGGCCTGGGCGATCTGGTCGCCCGCGTCCCGGCCTTGCTGGCGGACCTTGCCCAGCGCCTGCGCCGCCTCGTCGGCGCGCACCCGGGCGTCGATCACCGTGTTGAGCGCCGCGAGCTGCGCGCCGCTGGCCTTGATCTCGGCCTGGTCCAGCTCGCGCTTGGCGGCCAGCTGCGCCGTTTCCGACGCGATGGCGAGCGCGCTCTTGTCCCGGGCGCCGGTCAGCGCCAGGACGGCCTGGGCGTAGTCGCGCTCGGCCTGGGCGTCCTTGAGCACGTCGGCGAAGGTGCGCTTCTTGGCGCCCTTCTTGGCGTCGTCCTTGGGCTTCAGCGGCGCGGGAGGCTTGGGCGCGTTGCGGGCGTCGTAGTCGGCCGCCTGCAGCCGCGCCTCTTCGGCCGACCGGGTCTCGCGCTGCAGGCGGGTGCGTTCCGCGGTCGCCTTGGCGAGCTGCTGCGCGGCGAGCTGCTGTTCCGGGGTCTGCTGCGTGCCGGCCGCGACCCAGGGCAGGGATTGGATCTTGCTCGCGGCCTCGTTGGCGGCGGCCAGGGCCCGCTGCGCCGCCGCCACCGCCTGATCCGCCGCCTGCGCCGCCGCCCGGCCGAGCTTCTCGAACTCCGCGTTGGCCTCGCGGGTGCCGGCGGTGACCGCCTTGCCGGCCTCCTGGTAGGTCTGCAGCGCCTGACCGAGCCCGCGCACCGCCTGGTCGGCCTCGGTGCCGTGCTGCACCAGCATGGCCAGCCCGACGGCGAACGCCCCCACCCCGACCACGGCACCGATCGCCGTGCCCACCGCGCCGATGGCGACCGCCGCCGCGGACAGCGCCGTCGCCGCCCTGGCGGACGCGGTCGCCAGCGCGATCAGGTCACCCGCCACCCCGGCGAGGAACGCGCCCGCCTTGAGCACCAGCAGCGTCTTGAGCACGCCGACCACGAGGTCGAGATGATCGGCCGCCCACAGCGCCGCGTTGCCGGCCAGCTCGAACGCGGAAGCGATGGTTTGGCCGATCTCCTTGGCGGTCTGCGCGAACGCCGGGTCCTCGAGCTTCTTCGCCAGCCGGTCGAGCACCGGCGAGATCGCTTCCGCGATCGGCGTGCCGAGCGTCGTCGTCAGCTGGGTGATGACGTTGCCGAAGCGCGTCTGGACGCTGGCGAGGCTGTCGCGCGCCTTCTCGGCCGCGCCGGCATAGGCGCCCAGCGCCTTGGTCAGGATCGCGGCGAACTCGGAGGCCGACAGCTTGCCTTCGGAAACGACGTCCTTGAACGTCTTGCCGGTGCCGGCGACCGCCTTGTCGAGCTGCTGCATGAGCCCGGGCATCGGGTCGGTGATCTGCCGGATCTCATCAAACTGGACGTTGGCGCTGCCCAGCGCCTGGGCGAGGCCGAAGAACGCGTTCTGCAGCTGATCGGACGACGCGCCGGTGCTGGCGGCGGCGTTCGACATCCCGACCAGGATCTCGCGCGCCTGCCCCATGCTGATGTTGCCGCTGTTCACGAACGGCAGCAAATTCGCGTAGGTCCGGCTCAGCTCGTCCTGGTTGACGCTCAGCTGATCCGCGGTCTGAGCCAGGAACCGCTGCGCCTCGGCATAGGCGGCAGCGCTGCTGGTCAGCCCCTTGAGCCGGACCTCCAGCCCTTGCGCCGCCTTGACGCTGTCCAGCACGCTGTGCAGGAACAGCCCGGCGCCCAAGCCGGCCATGGCGGTCTGCAGGTTGAAGAACCGGCCCTTGAGCCGGTCGACCGCCTGCCCGACCCCGGCCAGCGCCGCCTTGGCCTGGGCCGCGCCGCGCGCCACGCTGCCGCCGAGGCCACCCCCGGCACCCGCGAACCGGCCGAGCTGGTCGCGCGCCTTGCCGGCGGCGGCGCCGACCCCCTCCACCGCCTTGCCGGCATCGTTGGCCGCCGGGCCGATCCCCGCCAGCCCGCCACCAACCTTGGCCGTCGCCGTCGCCGCCGCCTGCGCCGCGCCCTGCAGGTGGCCCAGCTCGCGCGCCGCGCCGCCGATCGCGGTCGACATGCCGCCGGCCGCGCCCTGGACGCCCTTCAGGCCGGCGCCGAGCTTGCCGCCGACCCCGGCGGTGGCGTTGACCGCCTCGCTCGCCTTGCGCTTGACGCTCTCGAGCGCGGCGTTGACCTCGGCGGCACCCTGGCGGGCGCCCGACGCGTCGATGGCGATGGCGAGCTTAGCTACCATGACCGCCCGCCCCTCGCTTGCGCGCCCAGCTCAGCCACGTCTGGTCGAGCGCCCCGATCAGCCGCGCCAGCCGCAGCCGCGCGTCCGGGTCGGTGACCTCGGCCAGCTGGCACCACGCCACGACCTCCGCGAGCGGGATCGGCACGTGCGGCCCGGCCCGGCGCCGCGCCAGCTCGCCGTAGGCTTCCCAGGCGTCGCGCTCCAGCGGCCCCGGCGGGGTCAGCGCCTGCAGCCGACGGTAGGCCGGGGTGATGGTGCCTTGCGATGCCAGCTTGCGGTGCCATTCCGGGTCCTCGACCGCTAGGAGCCCGGCGAGGAATCGGGTGAGTTTTTTTCCTGCACCTCCAGGTCCGCTTCGCGGTAGCGCGCCATGTCCTGGCTGATGGTGGCGATCTTGTCGGCCAGGTCGGGCAGGGCGCGCACCACCTCCACCGCCAGCTCGGGGCTGTAGGGCACCGGGTTGCCGTCCGTGTCCTTGAACGTCTCGGCGTCCCAGTCGCGGATCAGCGCCTCGCCCATCGCCTGGGTGTAGACCTCCTGCGCCAGGACATCCGAGATCGCCTCGCCGTTCTGCGCGATCCGGGTCCTGGCCTTTTGCAGCGCCGCCTGGAAGTCCGGGTTGCCGTGGCGGGCGATGCGGTAGCGCACGCCATCGATGACCACCCAGATCCCGTGCCGCTCGGCGGTCGGGTCGGTCTTCCAGCGCCGGTAGACGGCGAGCTTGCGGAGATCCGTCACGCGTTCAGCCCATCACGAAAGTAATCGTGTTGCCCGTGGATGGATCTCGCTGCGCCATCCAATCCATGGTGAGCATGACGTCCTCGTTGACGCCAGGTATGTCGGGACTGCCACCAGAATAGAACAGATACGGGATATTGATGGTGATGGTATGACCGGCGCTGTCGGTCAACGGCACGCTCAAGCTGGTGGCCGTGTGCTGGATGAACTTGTTCAACAGGGTCTGGTTCTCGAAATAGGCGGTGATGCTGCCGGTGACCTCGACCCGGCCGCCACGCACGCCGATCGGCGTCCGGTGGCCGACCGCCGGCCGCGGCGCCCGATTGGCGTTGATGTTGATGGTCAGCGACCGAATGGCATTCGACAGGGTGCCGCCGCCTTCCGACAGGGTCCCGACATTGGCCGTGGCGTTGAAGATCGGGTTGGTCGAGGCCACCGAGGCTGCCACCGCCGCGCCCGACGCGAACACCACGGCCTCCTTGCCGACGAAGCCGATTTCCCCGGTCACGATCGCCTCGGCCTCGATGTTGAGGCTCATGGTGCCGACGTGCATGCCGGTGAACTGCAGCCCGCCGCCGATATCCTGGAATTCCTCCTGCAGGGTGAAGAAGGTATCCGTCGTGCCATTGGTGATGGTCGACGACGACGTCGTTCCGCCGACCGCCGCGGCGAGGAACGGGTTGAAGTCGCTGAAGCTCAGCTCGAACGGGATGCTGCCTTCGGCGTTGGCGCCGACCTCGATGATCCCCGGCACCTGCCGGTCGCTGCGCAGCCGGGCGCTGAGCACCGTCCGCTTGGCGTGCGCCAGGCGGCTGGAGTTGATCGGCAGCTCCTTGAAGCCGCTGACGGCGGCCGAGCCGAAGGTAGCTTCGGCGGCGTAGCTGACTTTGACGCGATTGGCATCGGCCTGGGGCATCGGGGGCTCCTGATCGGGGCTCGGCTCGAGCCCGCGGCGGTCGGATCAGACCCGCCAGCCCCCCAGGCCTGCGGTGTGCCGGGCCTCGCCCGGCGATCAAGCGTGAAGCGACCTAATCCTCGATCAGGACGCCCACGGCTTGCGGTCGAGACGATACCCGCAACTGACGTTGTATTGAAGCCATCCCGCGCTCTCGCCGACACGCGACAGGCTCGGCGCCCGCAGCCACAGCCAGCCGGTGGCGCCGACCGCCGCGGTCCAGCCGCGCCAGACCGCCGCCGCCAGCGCCGCCAGCCGCCGGGCCTCCTGCGTGCCGCCGTCCTGCGGCACGAAGATCTGATTCACCACCACGCCGACATCGCGGTAGCGCGGGGTGGTCTCGAGGCTGATCTGGCTGCTGGCGCCGTCGAGCAGGTAGAGCGCCACCCAGGCCCGGCCGGCGGGCTCGATGAACGGCACGCCGTCCCATTTGACCGGCGTCGTGCTGGCCCACTGCGCCTGGAAGCGGTTCTCGACCACGCGTCGCAATTCGCCCCAGTCCGTGGTCATGCGAAGCTCTCCAGCGCGCGCCGTGCCAGCCGACGGCAGCGGCGCCGGTAGCTGTGCTTGATCCACTTGCGCACGCCGGCGCGCCAGCGGATCAGCCGCTTGCCGCGGCGGCTGAGGGCGTCGTGCTCGTGACCGTCCCGCAAAGGTATGCGCCCGATCATGACCGCCTCGCGATCTCGCGGTCGATCTCAGCCTCGGCCTCGGCCAGGCTGATCGCCACCATGCCCTGCGCCGCCTTCTTGGAATGCCCGTGCTCGAGCGCCAGGATGTAGACCACGTTCGAGAAGATCCACACCTGCCGGTAGGGGTCGGCTTGCAGCGCGCTGAGCACCGCCGGGTCCGGCGGCGCCGGCTTGGCGTCCTGCACCGGGCCGGGATCGCCCGCCCCCTGCGGGGTGTCGAGGCTCATCGTCCAGCTCGCCCGGGCGCGGCCGGTGTCGACCGGCGTCCGGCGCACGATCTTGTCGTGCAGGTCGACGGCGACCTTGCGCACCACCGTGCCGAGCTGCACGTCGATCAGCTTGGCGAAGGCGTCGAGGTCGGCGCCGAACTGGTGCAGCTGGTTCTCATGCCGTGGCGGCATCGCCCAGGCCTCCCCGATGCTTCGGGTGGCGCAGGATGCGCTGGATCCGGGCGATGATCTGCCGGACGCGTGATTGGCTCAGCCCGTGCCGCTCGGCGACGTTCCGGAGCGTGGCGCCGTCTCGGCGCGCCCAGAAGATCGCCGCGTCCCGCTGCGGGTCGCGGTGGCGGTGGCCACAGCGCGCCACGTAGGCGGCGACGAAGGTGGCCTGGTCCGCGATCATTTGCGCACCTGCAGCTGGTAGTGGGCATCGGCAGGGTCGGTGGCCACCCGCTGCACCGCCCAGGCCTCGCCCGTGGCGGTCTCGACCAGCCGGTCGTTGACGCTCGGCGTGTAGGCGGTCGGCAGGTCGAGCGCCGCGATCAGCACCAGGCGGTCCTCGGCCAGCACGTTCTGCCCGTCGACCTGGGCGGTGCTGAAGTCGATGAAAAAGACCGGCACGGCGCTGGCCAGGGTCTCGTACACCACAAGGTTGCCGGCGTCGGGGTCGTAGACCGTGCTGGCGTGGGCATAATAGGAGACGCTGACCGGCACGTCGTCGAACGCGGTGCGGATGGTCAGCGCGGCGCGCTGGAAGACGTCACGCAACGCCACGCTGGGTCTCCCGCAGGATGCGCCACGCCGCGCCCGACCGGAACTCATCCAGATGGAACTGGCCGTAGGCCAGGCTGTGCAACCATGCCTCGCGGTCGGGGTAAGCCGGGCTCTCCACCATGGAGAGATCCATTAGCCCAACAGGCGCGGCAGCACTAGAGGGAGCCACGACCACCGGTATCCCCGCCAGCGCCGCCTCGATCGCCGCGACGCTGTGCTGGGTCACCAGCGCGTGGCAGTCGGCGAGGTCGGCGCTCAACGGCGGGTTGCCCATCTGGTGCTTGTGGCGCACGCGGATCGGCCGGTCGGTGTGCCGCGCCAGCTCGGCCAGCGTCTCCTCGAGCCAGTTGCCCGCCGCCGTCGCCTGCAGCACCGGCCAGGTTGGCGGGCAGACCAGCACGTGATGGCCGCCCGTGCGCCAGGGCCGCACCGGCACGTGCGGCGCCAGCCGGCGCCAGCGATCGCCCGGCACGTCGAGCCGCCGGCTGAGCTGCCAGCCGCGCAACGTCACGCGGTAGTTGGCCGTGGCATGCCCGCGCAGGAAATAGGCGTGGTCGGCGTACCACCACGGCTGCCCGCCGAGCCGCGCCGCGGCGATCACCTCGAGCGTGCCGCGCAACAGGCCCCACAGCCAGACGTCCCAACCCGACCGCGCCGGCTCGGCCAGCTCGCACAGCCGCGCCCGGGCACCCTCGGCGAACGCCCAGGCCAGCCGGTTGCCGTGCCCGCCGCACAGGTAGACCTGCAGCCGCGTGCTGCCGTAGGCGCGTGGCCGACGCTGGCCCGGCATGCCGATAACCGGCGTGTCGCCGGTCGGCTCGGGCGGCAAGGGACGCGCCGGCACCGTCCTGAGCACCCGGCGCGTCGCCACCTCAGGTGCGGGCCAGCCGCGCGAAGCGCACCCGGCCGGCGGTATCGCCCTCGATCAAGCCGTGCAGCATGCTCAGCACCGAGGCGGTGAGCACCGGCTTCTGCTGGTCGCGCCGATCGAAGGCGATCCGCAGCGGTCCGGCCTCGAGCTCGGAATAGCCCAGCGTCTCGGCCTCGGCGGTCCGGTCGCTGAGCAGGAGCAGCCGTGCCAGCTCGCTGGTCGCGCGCTGGACCTGGGTCGGCACCACGTTGGAGGCGATGGCGTAGCCGTCGCGGTCCCAGACCTGGTAGCGCGGCCAGCCCAGCGCCTGGCTCTCGCTGACCCGCTGCCCGACCCAGACCACGCCATCGTCGAGCAGCTGCGTCGCCCAGACCAGGCAGGCCTCCTTGTCGGCCGTGGTCGCCGCGACCCAGCCATCGGCGTAGATGTTGCGATCCAGGAAGGCGTCGGCGAAAGTCCGGTCGGCGTACGAATTGGCGCCGCTGACGATCTGGCCCGTCTCGAGAATCAGGGTTACCGTCATTGGTCACGTCTCCCGAGCCAGCCGATGAACCCGCCGCCGGCGTCGCCGGCTGGCATCTGCATCAGAACACGAAGATCCGCGCGGCGCTGCCCGATCTGGTCGAGGCGCTGCGGGCCGTCACCGCCGCGAGCGAGCCGTGCTGGCCGCTGCTGTACCTGTTCGGCGAGGGGCTGTTCGTGCTCGCGACCGTCACGCTGCACGATGACACCCGCATCACCGTGCGGGTGCGCCAGGGGCCCAACGACGGGCTGGCCGAGCGCCTGGCGCCGCTGGCCTTGGTGCGTCGCCGCAGCATCGCCGCGTGGCTGGCGCGGGAAGCCTGGTATCGCGGCCTGCCGCGGCGCCAGAAGTCGCGCGCCATCGACATCGCCAACCACTCGGCCGTGCTGCCGAAGCTGATCGCCGCGGTCCGGCCGGCGACCGGGTGCGAGATCGTCGCCTGGCTCGCCAGCCACCCGCTCGAGGCGCTCGATCTGCGCGGCGTGCATGGCCGGCGCGACGGGCTCAACCTGTGCGCCGAGGACAGCCACGCCCGGCGTGCCGCGCGCGGTCATTCCGCCGCCACCTCCTCGCCCGCCAGCAGCGTGGCCACCGCACCGCCCAGGGTCTGATCGGTCTCGAGCGCGCGGCGCTCCTCCCGCCACCGCTCGGCGAACGCCACGTCCTGCCAGCCCGCGAACCACGGACCGCCCCGGGTGAAATGGACCACCGCCGGCGGATCATCCGGCGCCCGCGGCGAGCTGTAGCCCTCGAGCCAGTTCCAGGTCTCGGGCAGGCCGCCGATCTGCTCGTCCTTGAGCCAGGACAGCCCGTGCAGCCAACGACCCTCCTCGAGATTGACGCTCGGCGCCGACAGCGCGTCGTGCACGGGGTCGGCCATGTTGAAGGCCATGAACGACGACCAGTTCTTCCTGGGATAGGCCTGCTGCGGCTGCCCGTCCATCTTGGTGCCGCCGTCGGCCGCGATCGTCTGCTGGTGCTGGACGCACATCAGCGCCTTCCCGGGGTCGAGCAGCGGCAGCAGACCGGCAATGTCGGCCGTCCAGAGCATGTCGCAGTCGACGAACAGCGCCCAGCCGCGGTAGTCGTCGGCCCGGCACAGGGCGGGGACCAGGAACCGCGTGAACGCGAACGCGGTCGAGAACGGTCGCCCGTCGAGCTCGTCGACCATGACCTGACCGTCGCGGCGCCATTTGCGCCAGAAGAGCCCCTGCGCCCGCAGCTGATGATCGTCGAGCTTCGTGACCTCGAGGTCGATCGAGGTCCGGCGCACCAGCGAGGCGGCGCAGACCCGCCAGGCCTCGTGCTCGCGACCGTCGTAGCCGATAAAGACCCGGAGTCTCATGCCGCCTCCTTCTTGCCGCCGGTTGGCGCGTAGATCAGGTCGCCGCGGATGCGCTCGACCGGGTGCAGCCCATGCGCGGCCATGAGCGCCAGCACGTCCGGATCTGGACCCAGATCCTTCCAGAACTCGCAGATCACCACGGGCTGGTGCCGCGCGAGCGTGGCTTGCGCCCCCTGCAGCGCCGACAGCTCGCCGCCCTGCAGGTCGAGCTTGAGGAAGTCGACCGCCGGCCGGGGCGCCAACAGATCGTCGAGGCGCACGATGCCGACCGCGGGAGCGGTGCCGTCGCCGGGGCCGGGATCGACCGCGCAATCGCCGCTGTTGGTCGGGCAGACGCGGCGGACATGGCCGACGCCCTCGACCGCGCCGGCCGCGGCGCGCACCAGCTCGACGTTGCCGATCTGCCGATCCGCCAGGTTGCGCCGCAGGCAGTCGTGGTTGCTCGGGTCGGCCTCGATCGCGACCACCTCGTCGAACAGCCTGGCGAGGCGCACGGTCCAGGTGCCGACATGCGCGCCGACGTCGACCGCCAGCCGGCGGCGAGCCTTCGGCACCCGGCGCAAGGCGGCGTCGAAGGCCACCTGCTGGTACAGGATCAGGTCGCCCAGCCCGGCGAAGTGGGTATCGTTGTCGGGCAGCCACCAGCCCGCCGCCGCCTGCTTCACGCGGCGTCCTCCTCGCCGAACAGCGCCCACTGCGCCGGCTCGGGCGTGGGCGCGGGCTCGGCGGGCTCGGCCGCCGGCTCCGGCGCGGTCAGCAGCGGCGCGTCGTTGCGGAGCCTTTCCGCTGCCAAAGTGAAATATTCCGCCTCACGCTCGATCCCGATGGCACGCAGCCCCAGCCGCGAGGCCGCGACCAGGGTCGAACCGCTTCCGGCGAAGCAGTCGAGCACGACACCGCCGGGCGGGGTCACCAGCTTGCACAGCCACTGCATCAGCGCGACGGGCTTGACCGTGGGATGGTGGTTGCGCAGTGGGCCGCGGTCATAGTCCGTCCCCGAAGCGGTGCGACCGTCCTGGATCGAGCCGTACTTGCCTTCGCGCTCCTGCGGCGGCAGCCCGTCCAGCCCATAGTCCCGTTCCGCTCCGCTCGCCTTGCCGCTGTAGAACAGGCGCAGCTCGCCGGGCTCGTAGCCGAGCGCCGGGAAGAACCGGGCGGCGCTGCCTTGGTCCGCGTAGTCTTGGATGGCACGCGTGTTCAGGCCATGCTCGTACACACCGCCGTCACCGAACCGAGATGTCCTCCTGCTCGGACGATTGACCTTCCGCTCGCCGAACGCCGCGAACGCCGCCAGCACCTCGGGCGAGCCGTCGTGCAGCAGGTTCGGCGGCCAGCGGCCGGCGTCCTCCGTCGCGGCCGCAACCGGCGGCTGCCGCCATTGCTCGCGGTTCCGCGCGCCAACCGTGCGGCCATTCTGCCCGCCGCCCGACGTGCCGACGCGCGTGGCCTCGACGTTCAGGGCACCGGTGCCGGTCGCGAGCACCTGTGCCGCCACGGTCGGTTCGGCCAGGGGCTTCCTGGCAAGCACGATCGGCTCGACGCTCGGCTTCAGCGCCGTGTGCCATCCGGCCCATTGCCGGGCGGCGTCGGTGGCGGGCGCGGTGAGGTCGTAGGCACCATCACTAAGCCCGGCAATCTGCACGAGGCTTTCGTGGCGCACGCGATGACCCCGCCCGATGACCTCGCGCTCGGCTTCCTCGATCCTGGCGAACGGCAGCGCCAGCACCTCGCACAAGGCGTTGAACTGCTCGGGTGTCGGCAGGTTGAGGCCCAGCTCCCAGTTGGCGACGCAGCCGGTCAGGTTGCCCGTTCGGCTCGGGAAGTGCCGTGCCAGATCCTTCTGCGTGATGCCGCGGCGTTCGCGTTCTTGGCGCAGCCATGGCCCAAACCATGCGATGTCGGCGCCGCCGCGCTTGTCGATGGCCTTGCTCACGTCCAAGCTTTTCGGGAAGCCGGAGCCGTACAACCACATCAGGCTGTCGCGGATCTCGAACCCGGCATCCTCGATGGCGCAGGCGAGGCGGTGGTAGGTGCGGGTGCCGCCGAAGCAGACCATGTGCCCGCCCGGCTTCAGGACACGGAGCACCTCAACCCAGGTCTCGGGCCGGAAGGCGATATCGCCGCCATCCCAGCTCTTGCCCATGAAGCCAGCCTTGTGGCCACGGCCGCCGCGGTTGGTGGCGCCGATGTTCGGCCGCTTGTCGCCCGGCCCCATGGCGGACCAGTCGAACGCCGCATTGCCGCTGGTCAGGTGGTAGGGCGGATCGGTGACGACGGCGTCGACCGAGCACGGCTCCATGCCGGCCAGCACGTCCATGCAATCGCCGAGCACGAGCCTGCAGCCGCCAATCGTGACGTCCTCAGCCATCAGGCGGCCCCGTCCAGCAGATTCACCTGCACCGGCTTCGGCGGCGGCGGCGCGCGGAATAGGTCGCCCTGGCCATAAGCGGCCTCGATCCGCCGACAGGCCGCGGCGAAGTGTTTCGGGTCGCGCTCGATGCCAACGAAGCGTCGGCCGAGCCGGGCACAGGCCACGCCGCATGTCCCGCTACCCATGAAGGGATCGGCCACGAGGCCGGCGCGCGGCGATACCACCCGAACCAGCGCCTCGTAGAGCGCCGCGGGCTTCTCGGTTGGGTGGATCTCGCTTTGGCTGATCCGCTTGCAGCGCAGCACGTTCGGGATGCTGCGGTCGTAGACGGCGGGCGTGTCCTTGGCGGCGTGGATGATCAGCTCGTGCTGGTTCCTGAAGCCGTTGCCCAACGCCATGTCCTCCTTGTCCCAGACCACCATGCCTTGGATGCGGAGATTGCAGGCTTCCAGACAGCCATAGAGGGTCGGGTACTGCCGCCAGTCGATGAACGACAGGAACGAGCCGCCCTGCTTGAGCAGGCGCTCTGCTTCGCAACCCACCTGCCGCATGAGCCAGGAGAACCCCGTCGTGGTCATGCGGTCGTTATCCATCGGCCGCGACTTCCAGAGCTGGCCGCGAGACATGCCGCCGCGACCGCTAACCTCGGCCGTGGTCCGCGCGCCGCTGCAGTAGGGCGGATCGGCGATGACGGCGTCGGCCTCGTCCAGCTCGGGCAACACGTCGAGGCAGTCGCCCAAGATTAGCCGGCACTCGCCGATGACCTCCTCACGCATCGGCCGGCTCCCGCACCATCAGGCAGGACCAGCAGCCGGCGTGGCCCGCCATAGGCCCGGCGACGATCCCACCGAAGGTCCACCCCGCGGCCAGCCAGGACAGCCAGCCATCCAGCGGCACGTACGCCACCTCGAAGCCGTCGCCGTGGCCCGCCCGCGCGCTCATCCCCGGCGCACCTCGACCATCTGCACCAAGCCGCCGCCCCGCACCGGGTCCTGCGCCGGCAGGACGCGGATCTTCCACCCGGCCTCGAGCGCCAGATGCAGCAGCAGCTCGTTGCAGCCCCAGCGGGTCACGTCGGGGCAGCGCCCGTCGCGGTCGGGACCGTAGAAATCGTCGAGCACCAGGCAGCGGCTGCCCTTGAGCCGGTCGAAGTCGTTCTCGATGGTCGGCAACGAGTGCCCGCCATCGATGAACGCCAGGTCGGCCGCGGTCGAGGGCAGCACGTCGCGGCTGTTGCCCTTGAGCAGGAGGAGGTCAACCCCGCCCAGGTCGCGCAGCTCCGCCTCCAGCCGGTGCCGCACCCCGTCCCTGCTGTGGTGCGGCTTGACGTTCAGCTCGTCGCGGTCGGTCGCGGCCGATGCGTCCTCGAAAAGGTCGACGCCGAGATAGCTGACCCGCGGCTGCCACTGCCGGGCGCGGCGGATCATGGCCAGGGCGCGGTCCCCGTTCCAGGTGCCGACCTCGACCAGGCTGGCCGGCTTCTCGCGGTCGATGACGGTGAGCAGCTGGCCGTAGCGGTTCATGCCGCCGCCCCTGGATCGGTCGCGGGGAGCCCCGCGACCAAGGGCGCATCCCAGCGCGGGTGCTGGCCGGCGCGCACCGCCCGCCACCACGGCTCGGGTCGGGGCCAGCTCAGGTCGGCCGGGTGGCTGTGGCCAACTTGCTTCCTGGGTCCCTTGCAGTGATCCATGACCTCACCTAGGACCGAATTCACGAACACGTGGTGGTGCATGATCCCGGCACCCAGGTCGTGGCAGCTGATCAGCCCCGCCTTGGCGAAGTGGCGCCGCACGCAATCGAAGCTGAAGGCATCCTCCTGGCGCGCCAGCTCGAACACCGAGCCGCTGGCGTAGAGGCCGGTCCAGGCGGCCAGGAACGGGGCGTGGCCGGCATGAAGCTGGTCGAAGGCGAGGAGGCCGGTCTCGGGAACCAGCCGCACCGCGTCGCGCCCCAGGTAGGCGACGTAGGGCCGGGTGCCGCTGGCCTCGTCGAACGGGAGAAGCACCGCCTCGAGCCAGCCGAGCGGCACGTCGGCATGGGTGACGATGTCGGCGTCGATCCAGAGCAGCCGCTCGGCCCGGCGCAGATGCTCGGCGGCAGCACCGATGACAAAGACCTTGGGGGCGAAGCGGATGGCGTCGTGGCGGTAGTCGTAGCCGCCATTGATCTGGCCGTGCGCCGCCTTGTCGCCGCCGTGCTTGGCCAGGAACTCGGGCCAACGCGGCGCCCAGGTCTCGAGCGCATGCACGTGCAGCCGCGAGCGGAACAGGTCGCGCGGCAGGTCACCCTGCAGGACCACGTGCAGCTCGACCTCGCGCGGCCAGCGGGCCAGGAACGACGCGACGAACGTCCGCGCCCAGCCCTGCCAGTGGTCGGCGTGGAAGGTGGTCACGGCCGCCCAGCGGGTCATGCCGCTTCCACGTCGGCGAGCAGCGGCGCGTCGGCGGTCAGCCGCGAGCGGATCAGATCGCAGAAGGCAGACGACAACTCGATGCCGATCGCGTGGCGCTGCAGGCGATCGGCTACGAGCAACGAGGTGCCGGCGCCGGCGAAAACGTCCAAAACGGTGCAGGGCACGGGGTCGCCGGCATCCGGGCAGGAGCAGGACGGCTGCCAGCCGAGGTGTCGCGGCGCGGTTTTGGCGAGACTCTGCCCGGTCGGCGTGCGCAGCCGCTTGGGCTGCCGATCCGGCATCTGCGACAATTTCTGGTGGTCGCACGAGGCTAAGCCCATGCCGTGATCGACGGGCACGCGCTCCGTCACCCGCACCCACGGCGCCTGGCACGCCGGGCAGCAGCCCTTCTCGGACGTGCCCGCCTTGATGCAGATCTCGGCCAGCGCGGACGGCATGACGGCGAAGTGGGCGAGCGAGCACGACTCGCTGGCGATGCTCCAGACGTTGCGGAGATTGCGGGTGTCCGAGGTGCCGCCCTGGCAGAGCGGGTTCTGCACCCCGGCCGCCGCCCGCGCCGCGCCTTTGGGCTGCTCCGCGGTGCCGGTCAACCGCGCCTGCAGCCTCGATGCCGCCCGCTCCGCAACCGCCTCGGCGTCGTAAAAGTAATTGGCCGAGCGCGTCAGCAGGAAGACGTGCTCGTGGGCCGACGTCGGCCGGTCGCGCACCGACTCCGGCATCGGATTCTGCTTCGCCCAAATGCAATCGGCTCGGAGGTACCAGCCGTCCTCCTGCAGCGCGATGGCGACCCGCGCCGGGATCATCAGCAGGTCCTTGGGCTTCAGGCCATGGCTGACGCGACGAGGCTCGAACCTCTGATGCGCGATGCTCAGGTCAGCCGACCGCAAACGGGACTGCTCGTCTCGCCCGTCCTTGCGCAAGCCGCTGCTCTTGCCGGTGCCGCCGCTGCCTTTGGTGTCGCTGGCGTAGCTGTCGCCCAGGTTGAGCCAAGCGCAGCCGGTTGGGTGCAGAACCCTTCGCACCTCGCGGAACACCTCGACCAGCGCCTGGACGTACTCGGCAACCGAGGTCTCGGCGCCGATCTCCTTCGCCTTGTCCGGGTGGCCGTCGGGCAGATAGCTGCGTAAAGAAAAGTAGGGAGGGCTGCTGCAGACGCATTGCACGCTCTCGGGCTCGAGGCCCTTGAGCACCTCGCGGCAATCGCCGTGCAGCAGCCGCACGCTCACTTCTTGTCGCTATCCTGCTCGCCGAGCTTGTCGGCGTCCTCAGGCTTGGTCTTGATCTCCTCCTCGGTCGCCGCCACCGGGGCCGTGGTCTCGCCGCCGCCACCGATCGCCCGCGGCGCGGTCGGCGCCCCCGGGTTGCTGCCGTCGCCGGTCAGCCGGGCGCGCTCCTGGGCCGCCTCCTTGCTGTAGAAGGCGGGGTTGCGGCTGGCCGGGGTGCGGTCGACGTCCTCGCTGCGGCTGCCCGGGATGCGGCCGCCCTGCCGTGGCTGCAGCTCGATCGGCTTGCCCAGCGGCCCGAACGGCGCGCTGACCGGCGCGTCGGCGGCCGTGCCTTCCGGGATCGGGCTGTTGGTGTCGCTGGCCGCCGCCGGCGGCTTGGCGCCCTTGCCGGGCTCGCGCGTCGCCTGCGGGCCGCCTTCGGGCTCGTCACGGACCACCTGCCGCTGCCCGCCGGTGCGGGCGGTGGCCTGCGCCGTGTCGGCGTCCTTGGGCGAGACGGTCGGCGCCTTGGTGCTCGACTGCGGCGGCGTGGGCGCTGCAGCGCCCGTGCCGGCTGGCGACGGCGGGGTGATGGTCGGCTCGTCCTTGGACGGGGTGCTAGCCATGCTCTGGCTCCTTGGCGATAGGGGTGCCCAAACGGATGGCGCGCTGGGCCTGGTCCTTGGGCGGCTCGCGGGTCAGCGTCCGCTCGTGCTCGATCTCGGCCTCGTGCCGCCGACCGCGTTCCTGCAGATCGCCGGTCGCGCCACGGCTCTCGCCAACGCGCTTCCAGCCCTTGGCCTGCCAGCTGGCGAGGTTGATGGCGTACTCGTGCACATCGACGATCCGCTGGTCGCGGCCCTTCTTCAGAGTGACGGTCGGCGTGCGCATCAGCCAGCCAGCCGCACGGCAAATTCCGGCCAGATCAGCTTGGTGCCCCACAGGACGTCGAAGTCCCATTGGACCATTTTGTATTGCCTGGATACTTCGAGCCGCAGGCTGATGCCCGACATCGGATCGGTCGCCGCGGTGATCCGATTGCCGAGTTCCATGTCGGACCTTAGCGGCCGGTTCGCGAACGCGAAGGCTTCCCGCGTGAAGCCGAGGTTGACCGTGTGCGAGGCCCGCTTGGTGACCGCGGTGCCGGCGGGCACGTTGGCCTGCAGCACCGGGTCGATCGCGGTCGCGATGGCGGTCGAGACGGTGACCGTCTCGCCCACGACGTAGGTCTGCGAATCGCCGGCGAAGGAGATGATGTCGCCGACCACCAGCGTGCCGGTGGTGCTGGCCGAGAGCGGCACCGAGGCCGCGCCGGCGGCGGTCGAGGCCTGGGTGACGATCGTTGCAGCTGTACCCGCCGTGTGGAGAGGGAGCTGCTGACTCATGAAGAATCGAAAACCCAGCTTGCGGCCCATCTCGCCTTCGATGCGCGGACCGCTGTCGCTGGTCGTGTCGAAGTCGGACAGCTGCGGCAGCGCCAGGGCGTTGGCTTCGGCCGACGGGTCGAGCACCAGCATGCGGCCGTCGAGCGGCGCCAGCTGCTCGTTGAGGACGCGGCGGACGTTGGTCGCGTCGAGGATGGACGAGCCAAACGGAGAGGTTCCGGCGGTGCCGACGTAGCCGTAGACGCCCGTGTACTGGGCCGAGATGCTCTGATCGATGGAGTTGGCCAGCGCCCTGATGGCGCCCGATGCCGCCATCGGCATGAAGTGCCGGTTCTCGTCGATCTCGACCAGCTCCTTGTCGGTCAAGTAAAACGGGACGTGCTTCCAGTTGTTCAGCGTGATCTGCACCAGCCCGGGGGCGCTGTCGGCCACCGAAGCATGCACCGGCGAGGGCGTGACGTCGGTCGCGGAGTAGCTGGGGGCGACCGGGACGTCGATCGTCTGTCCCTTCTGCGCCGCCTCGTTGCCGTAATCGACATTGACGAGACGCGCGAAGATCGCCTGCTCGCGCAGGGTCAGCAGCCCCTTGGCCAAGATTTGGGGCATGATGTAGGTGAAATTATTCGCCACGACGTGGTGTTCCTGTCGCAAGGGTTGACCTCACGACCACGACCACACCTCGTGTGACGGGCCGGGTGCGCCGCGCGCACCACATCGCCAGCATCGCCCTAGGAGTCGGTGAAGCGGACCTCGCCGCGCGCCACCGCCTCCAGGTTCTGACCGATGCCGCGATTATCGCTCAATGACAGTGTCTTTTTAAAGCCCCCATTCGCCTGCGGCGGTCGAGAGCCCGGCGCGCCCGCCCCGGTGCTGGGCTCGAACAGGTGCGGCGCGTCGCCGGCCAGCCCGGCGATCCACTCGTCCATGCTCATCGGGTCGAGCCCGGTCTTGCCGTTGACCACGCTGCCCTCGGCGTCGAGCGGCAGCACCTTGTCCTCGAGCAGCTTGAAGATGCTGCGGCCACGGTTGAGCACATCGGTCAGCGCCGTCTGCCGGACGCCGGCCTTGTTGGCGATGTTGGTGATCTCCTGGTCGACCAGCACCTGGCTGAGCCGGCTCGA